GTATTGAGACTGGAGCTACCGCAGACCAGACAGCAGCGGAGATACTCGCGGCTATTAAGACCGTTGATGTGAATGGCACTTCGGGGGTTAATGCAGGGACATTTGATGGGCTACAACTACACTCAGGCCGAAACAACGAAGCAAACAAGGTTGTTAGAACGCAGGGGAATGGTTATATAAACGCTGGTTGGATCAACACAACTTCTGGTGATATTGGTAGTGCGATACCTTCTCGTATTTACACGAATAATAATGGCTCTGGTGATGCTTACGTAAGGTATGCCGACCTATCAAGTTTCCGTTCTTTAATGAACGTGACGGCCAGAGCATCTTTTCAAGGTAGAGAGCAAGTCGCCTCCGATCAAAACTATTGGGTAGGAACAATGGGCTGGGGGACCGTTGATTTTGATACTATTTTTGGATATGGATCAGGTCATGTTGACAGTTGGAGTAACCCATCAAATCAACCATCATCAGAAACATCTCATTGGGTGGGGCATCAATCGATGCACTACACTAACGGCAGTAACCATTACGGACACCAATTCTTAGTTGGAGCGGGTAATCCTGCTTATTGCTACTTAAGAGGGAAGTGGGGAAGCACGACTTATAGTTGGGCTAGAATGTGGAACTCAGCTAACGATGGCTCTGGTTCTGGCTTAGATGCTGATCTACTTGACGGCCAACACGCCTCTGCATTCCAAGCGGCAGGAACATACAATACAATTATCGGAACAGACTCTGATATTAATACGTCAGGTTCTACTATCATTGATAACATTTATGTTACTGATGGTGTGATCACTAGCATGGGGACTAGGACGTTGACCCTTGCGAATCTTGGTTACACCGGAGCTACAAACGCTAACTACATTACCAATAACAACCAGCTTACCAACGGTGCTGGTTATGTTACCACGAACACAACTTACTCTGTAGGTGATGGTGGGCTGACTCAAAAGAACTTCACGACTACTCTTAAGTCTAAGCTCGATGGTATTGCTACTAGTGCGAATAACTACTCATTACCCGAAGCAACTGCGACATCCAGAGGTGGAATTGAATTGTTCAGTAACACTGATCAAAGTGTATCCGCAAACTCAGTCTCTGCTACCTCGGGAAGAACTTACGGAATCCAACTCAACTCTGCTGGACAAGCAGTAGTTAACGTTCCTTGGTCCGACACTAATACGGATACCAATACAACGTATAGTGCGGGGAGAGGTTTAGACCTAAGCGGAACTCAATTCCAACTAGAGACCGATCTCAGAGATAGTATTAGCTACATTGGTTATGATAGTAATGATTATATTCAGTGGTCTAATAACTCTTACTGTAGAACAGTAGTAAATGGAGCTGAGAGGTTTAGGGTTAAGACTGACGGTATTGACGTTAGCGGTATTGCTACGGCCAATGCATTTAGAACAGATACCAGTAACGGAGACTACAACGTAATAAGTAGGAACAGCACTAGTGGATCTTTGTATATTCAAGCAGCTCAATCCAACAGCATACAAACTATACTAAGTTGTAGATACGGGAGTGCTACCGTAGCGCAAGGAACTGAAGTTTTGGCTGTGAGAAGAAACTCAAGCTACTTCATTAACACTAAATTAGGAGTGGGGACAAACAACCCCTCATCTACCCTAGATGTTTCTGGAACGGTTAAAAGTTCTGGGGATATTGAGGTGACATCATCTAGTGCAGGTGTGATATTGAAATCACCCAATGGATCAAGGTGGCGGGTCACCGTTAATAATAGCGGTATGGTCTCTACCACTAATGTTTCATAAAACGATTTATAAAAATAAACCTACAAAACAATGGCTATACCAAGAGAAACCCCGTTCATCGTTTCACCCACACCAGAAAAAACTTTTGATTCTGTGTGGCTTAGAAACATAAATATTCACTGCCCGCAGATTAACGCAGAAGGAAATACTGATGGTCACATTACAATTGAATTAGTGCCTTACAGTTCAGAAGGTGCTGAGTCAATTTATAATCCTTCCGATATGGAGGGGGTTGAAACTTTAACCGTGCCGAATCCACCACAAGCAAGCAAATCTTTTTGGGATTCTGTCAACGAGGTTCCCGAAGTCGCGGAAGCGATGAGTGCGATTATCGCCGCAGTAGCTCCGCTTAGAGCGTGGATCGCGGCGCAGAACGATGAATCAGAAGAATAGTTTTGCTATTTAAACTCTTGAAATAAGACTACTTCCACCATATTTTCAAAGGATATGAAAACGATTGAATTCACCGACGAAGAAAGAACAGCCGTAATCCAACTCCTTGACCTTGCAGTTCAGAACCCCGCAGGGGGAGGACTAAAGGTAGCTGGAGCAGTTAATTATCTTGCGAGTAAATTTGCAGACGCTGCCCCACAAGAAGCGGGAGAAGACCTTCCAGAAGTTGAAATAGCTCAAGAATAATGATACAGAGGAACCAACCCAGCCCCCAGCGGCAGACAGTCTTAACGTTCGTTTCCCCGAATGTTCAAGACTCGTTGTTTTTTGAAACAATTGATGCCCAAAGGGTTGGGAAGACTCCCCCAGCATACGGGACACCGCACCCCGATACGGTGCAGTTCCCAGATCATACTCTTGCGTATGTTAGGCAAGCTGATCCAAACGGGCAGCTTTACTATTACTATTACGCAAACACCCGTTCCTCGCAAGACGAGTATAATTTTGAATACTCTCAAGCAAGCCTTGGGGGGACTAAGTTTGATACTGTTGTGAGGACGTATGTTAGTCTTCGCACCGACTTTAAAGAAGACGCGGTAGGTTTATCTGCGGGGTCTGCGATGCCGACGGAACCTGCCGCAGCTAACTTTTCTGGTAAGGGTTATATATTAATGACCCGAGTTCAGAAGAGGTTAGGTGATCGTGAATTAGATGGTGTCTTTGTGGTAGAGCAGAGAACATATTTTGTCCGAAAAGTCATAGACACCCTTAAATGGGACAATTTATCCCACCGTAATCTAAAAACTTCGGTCAGTTATCTGTATACTGGGGAAACCCCAGCAGGGCAGAGTGTTACAATTAATAATTTAATTACAGATACCGACAATGCTTATTGGGCGCCTGCCGTTGTGTCTGACCCAGATAACTCTAGTTTAAAGATTGCAAAATATAGAGAAGGTCGCAGGGTTTCGGCTGACTGGTTTGAGGTTATTAGAACTGAATTGGTTGCGGGAGGTGATGGGGGTGGGACTACTAACCCAGTTATTAATGTGGATAGCTATTTCACTACGGTTGACCACACGTTCCCGCCTGTTCTTGAGTCTGTAGATATCGCTGCTTGGGAAAGGCATGATGGGCAGTTAGAGACTATGCCTGAGTATAATATGAATCCTGAAGGATATACAGGTCCTTGCAAGGTTCGTGTAGATGTAAAATGGAGAAAGGTAGCCCACTCCAATGTTCAAGCCTACCAGATGCTGCCCCAATCATTTTCGTTTACGACGCCTTACGTAAGAATAAACATTCCACCTTGTTTGATGAGTGGTGGTAGTTTTACGTGTAGCACAGGAACTGCGGATCCAATTTACACATACAACACTTATGAAAAGCAGCTGCCTGTAACGGACCCACCAACTTGGCCCTCCACTTTAGTCATTCGGGACAAACAAGAATCCGCAAGGGGTGGGTATATCAGAACTACGTGGACGGTTTATAAACCCCAAATGGCTTGATAAATGGCTAAAGAAAATTTTTTCAAACGCTTTATAGACTCTTTCAGAGGTGGGTCGGAAGGTGATCTTGAAGACCGTGTTGATACTCCGCCGGAAGAGTTGGAAGAAACACCCGTTGAAGAGGCTAAACCATTTATGGCTAGTCCTTTAGCGGGGGTGGCCAATATGATTGAGTCCCAGTTTTATAGCGGGGGAGCGGGACCTAGAGTCGATACAGCAGAAGCGAGGTCCACTGCCGAGTCCTTTCGGGAAGAACACGAACCATATAGATTAGAGCCTGATGGTGATAAGAATGTATGCATTTCAAAAGCTTACTTATATGAGATTCACCCATTAACTTCTGCGGTAACCCGACACCCATTGACTCCTCTTAGAATAGGGGTTTCTGCTAACTGCGTTGTTTATTCTACATATAAAACGGATAACCACGGTCATATCAAAGTTGAGGATGGGGTGGCCTCATATTCGTTACAGGTTGGGGAAGACCTACCGGACTCGATTCATTTTGAGTTACCTAATGAGTTTGGTAGTGGTGGTGTAGACGGCGAATACTTTATCCCCATCTGTTACATCAAGAACTATCGTTTTGACCGTAAACAGTTTTCGGGAGGCAGAGAGGCACGATTAATGGGTTCTTTAGAGGGGCATCGTGGCCCCATGTGGTGGATTTCCGGCTACAATGCCCTACAGAACATAGGTGGTGGGGCTAACGTATATAAAAATTATACCCGAGGGGACGACTTTAAGAATTTGCGGAGCATCATAGAGAAAGGACAAACTCGAAATTGTGATGGTGACAACAAAATATCGGGGTTATCTCAAGTTAAAGTCGCAGTAGCAGCCGGTGGGGACGAGATTGAGATTCACGGCAATCGCTACAACAAGACTTGGAAAGTCGGTGACAAAAGACAGGCGATCATTGAAGACGGGCTTGTCCGCTGTATTGGGAACTTACCAGTGGAAGAGTTGGAACCAGTCACCGTTGTTGCTGCGCCCACTACAACATCTAATTCTACTACCAGTGTGGCAGCTTGCCCGAGTGCCTCACAAATAGGTGAAGCTTGGTCTGGTGGGGCAGTTAATTCTAACATGGTTCAAGGAACCCCGAATAGCACGATGTGGGCTGGGGGAACTAAACTTCAGCTACCTTGGGTGCAGATTTGTGTGTCCAGCGGTTCAACTTCTGATCCAGTTTGTTACTGGGTTATAGGAGAACAAATACCTGAAGGTGGGAGTAGCGAACCGGACGAAGTTATATACGTTAGTAACCCAACTCAAGTAACGGGAGTTACCAGTGCTGTTCAAATAACGGGTGTGGCAAGCACCGCAAGTTCAGACCTAGATCCGGTCAATGTGGTAAAAGATTTGACCTGTGTCTCCATCGTTTCAAATACCAACACCACAGAAGTGTTTAAATCTACAGGATCTAATCTGAGGGTTGTTAAAGAATCTACCGGAGATGAGTGTAACACTTGCCCAGAAGAGTAATTAGCCCTGCCTTGACTGGCTAAGTTATTTACATTAAAGTAGGTTATGCCTACTCTTACCGTAGCTGGCGTTGAAGAAGCCTTGAATTCCTACAAATCTGTAGGCTCTTCATTTATTCAGCAATTAAACCTGATTCTCCCAAGGCTATACGCTATGGGTATGTGGAGAGATCTAACGTATGAAACAACGATTTCGTCCACAGATCAAAACTTTACCCTACCTGAAGAAGCAGAATCTGTTCTTTCGGCCTTGATTGATAATGACCCTGCCATGGCAAGGGCTCAATTCCACGACTACCGTTTGACGGGGCGAAGTAACGATGGGACGACATTAGCTACATACGGTATCGTTGATGATGGGTTCGTGCCCACAATAAATGAATTAGAGGCCGATAAAGTTTACAAGATACAGATAAGTCCTATTGCTCCTGAGACTAGTATTCCCCGAACATCTACTAATTTTATTTCTATTACGGGTCTAAACAGTAGTAGTTCCGCTGAGTTACAAACATACACACCTAGTTTTGATACGGCACAGAGTTCCAACATAACTTCTACTCTTGAGTTCACATCAATCACAGAAATCAGAAACGGGGATTCTTCTTTATCTTCCCCAGTAATGGTTAGCGCAGTCAATGTTAACAATACCTCTGAAATATTAGAGCTAGCTGTTGTTCAAGAGGCTAACAAAGTAAATGCCTACCGACGCTACCGGATGGGAAATAACGCATCTAATACGGTTAAGAAGACTATGCGACTTCTTGTTAAACGAAGCTTTAAACCTCTCATAAATTCCTATGATGTTGTGCGACCTAGTAATCTAAATGCTTTAAAACACGGCTTGCTTGGGTCTGTTGCTGAAGACAATGCAGATTTGGAGCGAGCAAACTATCATTGGGGTGTGTGCAAACAACTTTTAGAAGAAGAACAAGACGCTTACCGAGGCGCCGCTAAACCTGTAATTAAATTTGATCCTTCTGGATCAGGATCCCGAATACCTAACTTAATGTAACCATGCTAAATTATATCCTAGAAAACCGAGACAGTCTTATTTCAATCGCTACCTCTGTGGTAGCTGTTGCTTCCGCAATCTGCGCCCTGACCCCTACACCAAAAGATGACGGTATTGTCCGTAAACTATATCTCGTGCTGGAATGGGCCGCGTTAAATGTCGGAAAAGCTAAGAAATGATTAAAGTAATTATTGCGGCACTACAAGCCTACGTATCCTACGTAAAATTAAAACACCGAAGATTTGTGTATGAACTGGAAGATGAAATTGATGAGCTTGCTGCCGATGGTAGCCCTGCTGCAAAGCTGCGGCTTGAGCGGATTGCGAAACGACTCCACCGTGAACTCAAGCGCACTGTATGATCCACCCACGATTACTTTAATTGAGGGAGAAACATATCAGTTCCGTGAAGGGAGTTTAGTGGGGCGCGACGACCACAAATTCCACAGTGATTATAGTTATCGTAGAGCAATCATTATTGGATCAAAATGATGAAAGACAGTTTAATAGTCCCTCTTATAGGAGCCATGTCACCAACAATAGGAGTTATATTATCCTACCAAGATCAACTTGAATACTGGCTCCGGATCATGTCCCTTGTCGGGGGAATTGCGGTCGCTGCTGTGACTATTTACCAAATGCTTAAAAAGAAATGATTGGGATTGCGGTAGGTCATTCACGATACGGGGATCAGGGTGCATGGGACATTAATTCTGTTTCTGAAAGGGAATTTAATAATGCGCTCATTCCCTTAATAACAGCTATGCTTAAAGTTCCTTATGTGGTCTACAACGATTACAAAGCTTCTAGTTATGTAGGAGCTATGAGTTATGTGTCTCGTAAGATGAAGAGAGATGGTGTTAACGCTTGTGTTGAGTTGCATTTTAATTCAGCTAGTCCTAAAGCAACGGGTCATGAATGGTTACATTGGGAGACTAGTAGGGGTGGGAAGACATTAGCTACGCAATTTAAGAATGCGATGGATGAAGCGTATCCTGAATTAGCTTCTCGGGGTTTAAAACCCAAAGGTCGTGGGAGTAGAGGAGCTTTATTCTTGCGGAAGACCCCATGCCCTGCGGTTATCGCGGAACCTTTCTTTGGATCCAATAAAAATGATGTGGCGCTTATTCACGCCGATATTTCTAAACTCGCTGGAGTCTATGCCGAAGGTATAAATAACTATTTCGGTTAATGACTATACCAAAAACAATACGAGTTGCTGGGCAGACTGTTAAGATTTCTCAAAAGAATCTTTCAGATGACAGTTGCTATGGGTTCTATAGCCCAGACCGTAAGATTATTTTTATCCACAATAAGCTAGATCATAAGACGGCAAAGGAGACTTTGAGGCATGAATTGATGGAGGCTAGCCTTTGTATATCTGGAGTGGGTTTTTGTGAAAACTTTGAGCAAGAGGCTGTGGTGAGGTGTATGGAGGAAGTTTTTTTCCCTGCATATGACCGATTGTTAAAGAGATTAGAATGAGTAGGCGAAAATTACCCCCGCAGTTTACGCGAGCAAAAGGAATGCTTGTGTTCACACCTACGGGGGATGATATAAAAGAAGCCTTTGAACGAAGTGAGGCTTTGGGAATTTTACCTAATTCGTTTACAAGAGGTGCTGGCAGAATGACAGGATTTATTGGGGAGATTGCGTTTGAGAAATTATATCCTTTGGCTAAGTATGTTGGAGACAAATCTTTTACTCACGACTATGTTCTAGGTAAAAAGACAATAGACGTGAAGTCAAAGACCTGCACGTCTATTCCCAAGCCGGACTACACCGCTTCTGTTAATTGTTTAAAATCAAAACCTCTAGGTGCTAAAGTTTATTTTTTTACTAGAGTTCGGAAAGACATGATGCGCGCTTGGCTTTTAGGTTGGCAAACGTCCACCTCCATACAGAATAAAAAAAACTATAAAAACCGTGGAGAATCAGATAGTTACGGGTTTCAATATAGAGTGAGCGGATATCATGTCCCTATATCGTCACTTCGGAGTTCAAACTCGTTGAAGTAATTTCTTCAGAATCAATGTCGTAAGGCTGGGTCACATTGATTATCCAAACCTTACCCATGCCTTTTCCGACAGATCGAATTGGCCGAACACTGTCATCTGATTTGCCTACATCTTCAAGATGAGATAAACCGTTTCTTACAAACTCTAACTTGTTGGACGCCCCCAAGGCCCGACCATTGTTATATGTGTGAAGTGCAACTTGGAACTCCGTGATAGTTCCTCTCCAAGAAGAGATTTCATTATTTTGTTCTCGGCAGGCTTTAGCAAAGTAATCAATCAACTCCGCGACTTGGGATCGGCTGGAGTTGTCGTAGGCTGCGTAGGAAATGCTCCTGTCAATAAAGCTT